ATGGTGTATCCTACGGATACTATCGCGAAATTCGCTAGTGATAAACGTGTACAACCGATGATTAGGAGTGTAGAGCCGCTTGCGAATATGTATGACGAAGGCAGTAAGCTGCTGGAGTTAGACTTCGTTAATGGGAATTACATGGTGCTTGTTGGGGCGAATTCACCAAGTAGCTTATCGAGTCGGTCAATTAAGTACTTATTCTTCGATGAAATTGATAAGTATCCAGCTTTCTCCGGTAAGGAAGCAAATCCGATTAAGTTGGCTGAGGAACGCACCAAGACATTCGTTGATAAGAAGATTGTAAGAGTGTCAACTCCTACGATTGAAGGTGGCAATATTTGGCAGTCCTATATGGATGCAAATGAACGTAAGCAGTATTACGTGCCATGTCCGCATTGCGGGGTGTCGCAGACCCTCAAATTCAAACAGATAAAATGGCCGGAGGAACACCATGGCAATGCGGATATGATACGTGATACCGCATATTATGAGTGCGAACATTGTAAGCGCCGTATTGATGATAAGCACAAGATGGATATGCTCCGTCAAGGCGAATGGCGTGCGGTGAATGAATCAAAAGTCCGAGTTGTCCGGTCGGTTGCCTATCATATGTCATCCCTTTATTCCCCATGGGTTACCTTTGGAGATGTGGCGTATGAGTTTGTCAAATCAAAGGATAAGCCAAGTGAGTTGATGAATTTTATCAACTCTGGGTTAGCGGAACCGTGGAAATCTGCGAAAACTAAAAGCACACAGAACCTCGTGTTTACGCAATCAGAAGTTCCTCGCGGTATTGTGCCGCAACACGCACCATTACTCATTGCATCCGTCGACGTGCAGCAAGATCATTTCTGGTGGGAGGTTAGAGCCTACGCTCATGGTGTATCAAGCTACTTAGTCGATTATGGTCAAGCAAGTAGTTGGGCAGATTTAACCGAGATTCTCATTGATAGAGAATATCCATCAGAGTATGGTGAGGCCCGTAAGATTGTGAGGGCTGGTATCGATAGTGGCTACCGAACAGACGAAGTATATCAGTACTGCGCACAGTACCCCGAAGTATGTGTGCCGGTTAAAGGTGATTCTTCGCATAGTCCTCTAGCTCCGCCGTATAAGATGAGCAGCATCGAGAAGGGCGTCATCGGTGGAATGAAGCTGTACGTAGTGAATACCGATTACTGGAAGGACTTCATATTTGCACGTATGGTACGCCCGGCCAATGAGGCTGGTACAATCCATCTATTTAAGGATTGCCCTGAGGAATATTCAGAGCATCTCCGGTCGGAGGAAAAGCAAGAAATCCGAAATGTAAAGACCGGGGCAGTTACAGTGCAATGGAAACCACTAACCAGTCATCCAACAAATCACTTGTTGGATACGTGTGTATACAACGCTATGGTTGCGGACTCGGTAGGTGTTAAATACTTACCCGAATATAATCTGGATACCGATGAGGAGGACGAAGATACGGATGATGAAGACTTTAATGCAGATAGCCGAGGTTGGTTTAGTTAAGAAGGAGGTGAGACCATGAGCGCAAGAGAAGACTTGGAACGTATTCGAACGATAATCGAGGAAATTGAGACGAATGGATACGCCGAGATGTCTGTAGGTGGTAAGCGATTTAAGACGCATGACCTACCGACATTATACGCCCGTGAACGTGAGTTAATGTCTCGCGTTGATGATGAGGAAGGTAATAGTACGACATCCTACGTGTCATGGGAGCGGCGATGAACATACTCGATAAGGTAATAGCATATTTCAATCCAGAGCGTGCTGCTCGTAGGGCATATTTCCGTAGTTCGCTTGAACGTGGATATGATGCGGCGTCAACAGACCGATTAAGTGGAGACTGGATGCCAGTATTTGGTACAGCTGAACAGGTAGCATCTGGACAACGTGATTTAATCCGTGGCCGTGCACGTGCAGCAGAACTTAACAGTGATCTTGCTGAAAGTGTCGTTTTGGCGCTACTTCGGAACGTAGTAGGTACCGGAATAAAGCCACAGTGCAAAATTAAGACCCGCGCAGGAAAGCTAAATGAAAGACTCAACAAGAAAATTGAGGAGGCTTGGGCTGATTGGGTGGACAAAGAGAATGCGGATATTCGAGGAATATCTACGTTCTATGAATTGCAGGAAATGGCTCTACGCCGAATGGTCTATGACGGGGAAATCCTAATTAATATGACCTCCGAAGGCGCAGATATACCACTATCATTACAGCTTATCGAGGGCGAGAATATCGGAGCCGTATCGGTAAGCGAGAATGGCAACAGTATTGTTAATGGCGTAGAAGTTAATAAATACGGAAGACCAATAGCCTATCACGTATTCCAAACAGACCCATTAGGAATACGGTCGTTTAACGAGGCAAGGCTGCCAAGTAATAGGGCTTTTCTATTACATAAGCCTCGCAGACCTAGTGAACTGCGCGGGGTTAGTATGTTAGCACTCGTATTAAAGCGTATTCACGACGTAGATGAATACATGGATGCTGACCTTATAGCGGCTCGTGTAGCGGCATGCTTCGGCGCGTTTGTAACAAGTAGTACTGGGAGTGCCCCGATGGTTGCAAATAAGATTGACAGTAAAGGCAAGAAAGTCCGCTCGATGGCACCAGGGATTATCCAACATCTACGTGCAGGTGAATCAATTTCATTTGCGGAACCTAAGCGAAATGCTGGAACCGCATCAGAATACTCAGCGACACAAACAAGACGCATAGCGTCAGGTATGGGTCTAAGCGCGGACATAGTGACGCGCAATATTAGTGGTAACTTCTCCGCAGCTCGGCAGAATATGCTGGAGGACCAGCAATCATTCAAGCAGATGCAGCGTTTTATAATTGAGCATTTTTGTATGCCTGTATGGCGGGCTTTCATTGAAGCATGCTACCTAAAGGGAATTATCCCGGCCAATGACTATGCAGCAAACCCAAAACTTTATAAAAAGGTAGCGTGGTTAGCTCCAGGCTGGTCTTGGATTGACCCTGTTAAGGAAGTTAACGCTAACAAGGAAGCCATTAAGGCAGGACTCACAACGCTCGAGGACGTATGTAGTGCATCTGGTAAGGACTGGGAAGAAGTACTTGAACAGCGGAAGCTGGAACAGGACCGCATTAAGGAATTGGGTGTTGCCCTTGATATGAATGGGGACATAACGAATCTAGCGGATGATAACGCCACTGATATGAAAGGAGATGATAGCTAGTGGGAAAATTTGCAAAGAAGCAGCTCTTAGGTAAGTATGCCCGAGAGGCGCAAATCACAAATATCGAAGCGAACGATGATCGTACCGTCGAATTGTCCTTCTCCTCTGAAGAGCCATATGAAAGATGGTTCGGAACAGAGATATTGTGTCATGACGACGGATGCATTAATCTAGACCGTTTTAATAATGGTTTGGGTACAGTGTTATTCAATCACGACCGTGATGCTGTAGTCGGACATATCGAGAATGTGTGGATTGAAGACAATCGCGGCAAAGCGATCGTTAAATTCGACGAGGACGATGAGTCTGAAAAGATTTATCAAAAGGTGTTAAAAGGCACGCTACAGGGCGTGAGTGTCGGATATTCCATAAGCCGATACGAGGAATTAATTGATTCCGATTCTAAAAGCCCCAATGGTCGATTTACTGGCCCAGCATATGTAATCACAGACTGGGAACCGTTGGAAATTAGTATTGTGTCTGTCCCTGCGGATCCAAGTGTAGGGGTAGGCAGAAGTGTAGATGATAATGAGGAGGAACCTATGAAAGGTGATGCAAAAGCAAAAGGCACTGAGCAAAATGTGCCACAAGTAGTACCGGAAGTACCAGAGTCCGGAGTTAAAGGATTTAATGCGGATGACGCTAAAAAGTTGATTGCGGCAGAACGTGAACGTGTATCCACAATCACAAGTCTGTGTCGTGATTTCGAAGTTGATGGTGTAGATGAATTCATCAAATCCGGCAAATCTGTAGCTGAAGTTCGTGAGGCGGTAATGGACGTGTTGCGTGAACGCAATAAACCAGTATCTGTTAAAGTCGGCGAAGCAGATTCTGATAAGTTCCGCATGGCTATGCAGGATGCTTTGATGATGACTATTGGCATTCCGGTTGCAAATCCTGCACCAGGTGCAAATGAACTTCGTTCTATGTCCTTGATGGAATTAGCTCGTGAGTCCTTAGTTCGTGAAGGCTTAACCGCTAACTATGCTGACCGTTTGGAATTGGCTCGTGAAGCTATTAACTCCACATCCTCTTTCCCAATCGCGTTGTCTAATGTGGCAAACAAAGCCTTGATGCAAGGTTATGAAACAGCTCCAACTACATTTGCCACTTGGGCGGGAAAAGGTAGTAATCGTGACTTTAAACCGGCAAAACGTATTTTACTTTCTGAAGCAGCTGAATTGAAATTTGTACCAGAGGGCGGTCAGTTCAAGGATTCCCAAATGCAAGAAGCGGGTACGAATGTTAGCGTATTTACATTCGGTCGTACATTCAGCTTGACTCGACAAGCTATTATTAATGACGATTTGGGTGTATTTAATGATATTTCGTCTAAATTTGGTCGTGCTGCAAAAAATAAAATCAATAACATGGTATATGATCTTTTAAGCGGTAATACAGTGCTAGAAGACGGAAAAGCCTTGTTTAGCGCGGAACATAAAAACTTGGCAGCTACAGGTTCTGAGTTAAGTGTTGTATCTTTATCTGCAGGCGTAGCAGCTATGCGTCGTCAAAAGCATATTGGCGAAAATCGCAATTTGAACATCGCACCTACATATTTGATTATTCCACCAGAGCTCGAAGCATTGGCTTATCAAGTAGTTAAATCTACGGTAGACCCTGCTCGTAGCAATGAGACAGTCAACCCATTTGGTGGTCGGTTTACTATCGTCGTAGATGCGGCATTAACGGATCCGCATGCATGGTATTTGGCATCTCGTCCTACAGATGTTCAAACTATCGAAGTAACGTACTTAAATGGTGTTGAAACGCCTCGAATCGAATCACAAACGGGCTTCGACGTTGATGGTATTAAGTACAAAGTAGCAATCGATTGCAACGCAACAGCTCTCGACTTCCGCGGCTTGTACAAAAACCCTGGTAAATAATTAGTAATTGATTTAGGAGGTAACTAGATATGGCACAATTCATTCAAGAATTAGATCGTATTGATTTTAAAAATACAGCATCCGATATGATTGCCGTAGGGGACATTGTCCCTGTCGGCAAAATGCACGGCGTGGCAATTACTGATATTGCTCCTGGTGCAATCGGTGCAGTTAAGGTAACGGGCTGTTTTACAGTTGATGCGGTTGTGACAGATGCATTCGCAGTAGGTGATGTTGTGTATTTTGATAAAACGCAAAAGCGTGCAACTAAAACAGACACAAACCCGGTATTGGGCATTGCCATTTCTGCAAAATCTGCAAGCGCTAAGACCGTTGATGTGGCTCTTTGGCCTAATGTAGAAAAGTAATGTAAGGGCGGGCG